CGGAACACCCGCAGCTTCGCCGACGCCGCCGCCGAATCGATCTTCAGGGCATACGTCGGAAACGCCTTCTTCAGCGCCTCCGCGCGCCTGGTGATGTCGTCGAGCTTGGCCTTGGACTCGGCGTCGCCCTTGACGGACAGATCGACCTCGACTGATTTGACCAAGACCATCGGTTATGGCCCTCCGATCAAGGTCGGTTGCTGACGGTTACTTGTAGCCGAGGTCGTGAGCCCAGTCGTCGACGATGCCGGCGAAGATGCGGACCATCTCGTCCTGCTGCGCGTCGACGGCCTCGGCGAGGAAGGGCCTGGGCCGCTGTTTCACCCAGGTCCAGCCGGGGGGTTCGTGGCGGCCGCCGATCAGCGGGCCGCGGATGCGGGCTCCGTGCCCGTAGACCGGGTGGGCGCACGGCGTGCCGTCCGGGTTTCCCTCCATCGTCTTGGCTTGGGGGGCACGCGCGCCGCCCGCCGCGATGGTGATGCGGGACGCGCCGCCTTGCAGCCGGACGGACAGCGGCACGCGCACCGACCAGGCCGCTGACCGGGCGCGGGCGTCGTCGGCGATGGGCTGCGCGGCGCGGCGAAGCCGGTCAGCGAGGATCGCCTGCTCGGTGCCGGGCATCGCGGGTCACCTCCCGTTCGCATTCCTGTACCAAAGTGGTACCGTGAAGGTACAAACAGAACAGGCTGGAACCCGGCGCTGGGGAGAGACGATGACCTACCAGCTGCACCTGGGCATCAGCGAAGACCTCGAGGAATTCCTCCGGGCCTACGCCGCCGAACGCGGCATCACCATCGCTGCCGCCGTCCGCGTCCTGCTCCACGAAGCCAAGAACGAGAAAGAGAAGCCATGACCCCCGCCGTCACCCTGATCCTGCTCATCTACACGCTCACCGCCATCTTCACCGCTGGCGCCATCGGCAACCGCAAAGGCCGCCCCGGGACCGGTTTTCTCCTCGGCCTGTTCCTCGGCTGGATCGGCGTGGCCATCATCGCGCTCACCCCGGCCACCCACGACATGCAGGTGCAGCGTGAACGGCACCGCCTCCAGATCCAGCGCGAAGCTCAGGGAACGCCATGAGGACCGGGGGGGGCTACCCGCCGTTAATCAGGTCCTCGGCCGCGTCGATCAGGGCTTCGAAGTCCTCGACTTCGAGGAGCTCGATCTCCCAGGGCCTGATGTGGAATTCGCGGGCGAAGATGGCGAGGTAGCGGTTCCGGTCGTAGGTGTGCCATCCGGGTCCGGGGACGTGCCGGGGGTCGTAGGGTCCGGCCCGGCCTCCGCGGTAGCTTGCGAGGACTCGACTATGGACTCCATCAGCTCTTCCACGTCGAGGTCGACGGTGCCGTCGATGATGTGCTCGTACGGTACGTCGCGGCCGTCGCGCCGCCAGATTATCCACACGAGCACGCACATCGCCCGGGCGGACCCGGCGAGGAGATCCATCTGCCATTCGACGTACCGGCGCTTGTAGACATCCTCGATCGCGAGGGCCTCTACCATTCGCCGCCGTTCGCTGTCGTAGTCGAACGTCTCGCCGTTGATGACTATCTTCAAGGTGCGCCCTTTCAGGTGCCAGGACAGGACTACGTACTCACCCGGAATCGGGGGCGCGGGCTAGACGACGCCCCCGAGGGCGGGGTTGTACTGCCGGATCGGGCCGGCGGCGTTCCAGGTGCTCTTGAAGTTCACCGGGCCGGCGACCGCGCCGTCGATGGCGTAGTCCGGGAGGATCTGGCCGAAGTGGTAGACGCTGGGGCTGTTCTGGATGTCGGGATACAGGTACATGTTCCGGCTGAGTCCGTCTGACGCCGCCGTGTAGGTCTGGGCGGTCGTGTCGTCCCAGAATCCGGAGAAGTCCCCGCTCGCGTCGGGGAGGCCGGCGACGTAGACGAGGTTCCCGTCTCCGAACGCGGTGACGTCGGACTTGGCGACGGTCTTGTTCAGGGTCCAGGCCGCCTGGGTGGCGCACGGCGTGGCTGCCGTGCCGTTGGTGACGCTGACGTAGACTGCGCCGTTCCTGCCGTGGTGCCGGGTCATCTTCTACCCCTTGCTGATTATGCGCAGTAGCGCCTTGGCGTTGTTGGTAAAGGTCCGGTCATCGATGGCCGCGCGGGCTCTGGCCGCCGCGTCGGCGCGTTCGCCCGGGTGGGCGAGCGCCCAGCGGATCTGCTCGCCAGCTTCCGCCGGGCAGGTGTAGGACGGCAGCATGGGGAACAGCTCGTCAGATTCGGGCCGCGGATCCCGGGTGAACCAGGTGCCGCACGCGGCGAGCTCTACCTCGCGGGGGCCGGCTGCCCAGCCTTCCCCGGCGTGGGCGCCTTCGGCTTCGCGGCGGTAGAAGTTGATGCCGCACCTGGACTGCCGGTAGATCCCGGCTGTCTGGTCGTTGTCGACGCAGCCCTCGTCGTCGGTCATGGTCCAGTCCCGCAGCGGCGAGTCCGGGGGCAGGTTCAGCCACGGGCCGGCCAGGTGCACATCCAGGCCGTCCAGGTCCATGGCCTCGAAGAACTTCACCCTGCTCGGGAAACCGGTGCCGATGAACGACAGGTCCCATTTCTTCGCGGCGCCGCGGTCCGCCGGGTAGTGGATCTGCGACCGGTAGGCGTGAGGCATGTAGGCGGCCGGGCCGAGTTCGGTGTAGCGGTCCAGGTTGACCGGGTCGTTGACCAGGTTGAGGTCGGCGTGCGCGGCCCGGGTCAGCTGCTCGTCATCCTGGTAAGGCGATTCGGTGTGCAGCAGGATGATCTTGTGGCCCCGGCCTCGCATCATGTCCAGCAGCGGCGGCGGCGTGAAGAACGCCGATATGAGCAAGATGACGTGCGGCCAGCACTGATACGCCGACCCCAGGATGCCGTAGGCGGCGGTCTCGATCGCCTTTTCCCTGCTCATCGCCTTGCGGAACATGCGCGGGCCGTCAGCGTCAGGCTGCTCTTCATCGGCGATGCAGGCGGCGTCGTAGAACTGGAGCCTGCGGTCCAGGTTGAACGTGAAGACCTCTTCGCCGAGTCCCCGGAGAGCTTCTGTCCACCCCTCGAACAGGTCGTGGACGCTGAACGCGGGCCCGGGGTGCCCGATCAGCCAGCGCACGGCTGTACGCCCCTAGGGTCCGCTACTTGGGACCTGCGCAGACACCGCCGGGAGCTGCCCTTTGCCGTCTGCGCGGTTTCCGGTTCGCTTCGCCTGGTCCAGATCCCGGGAACAGACCGATCGACCCGCTTACGCGCCCTAGGGGTATCAGCAGCGTAGCTCAAGCGGTCATCGCCGTTACCCCGCTGGCGGCTGCCCACACCTTCCGCATCGAGCGTGGCTGCGTCCAGTCCTGCGGCTTGCGGACCTTGACGAACACTCCCGGCGACGCGGGATCCGGGTCGGCCTGCAGGTCCAGGACGTCCATCCCGGCCGCGGTCATGATCTCGCCCATCGCCTCGACGGAGAACCGCCAGTGGTCACCGGGGTAAGGGTGGTACGGGAATCCCTGCGACCGGGTCGTCAGGACCAGCAACCCGCCCGGCGTCAGGGCGCGGATCATCCCAGCCATCGCCGCCTGCCAGTCCTGCGCGTGCTCGAGCATCTCGGTGCTGATGACGACGCCCGGAGCCGGGTCCAGGCCCGGCAGGTCCGCCGCGTCGCGTACCTCGTCGACGCCGGGGCCGGCCTGCAGGTCCGTGCCGGTGTAGGACGCGGGCCGCATCGCCTCGACGTGAGGGCGGACGGAGCCGTTGACATCCTGCGCGCCCGTCTCGGCGACGTGGGCGCCTTCCACCTCGTCCGGGCCGAGCGCTGAGCAGGCCCACGCGTGCGCCGAAGGATGCATCTATGTCCTCACCATCCAGTGGTGTAACCGACTGTGAAGGGGATGAGCACCGCGACGCCCTGCCCGGTCTGCCGGTAGGCGACAGCGGCGGACTCGGTGCCCTCGAACTGGATACCGCCCGTAACCCCGGCGGCGATCGCGGCTGCCTCGCAGGCCGCCACGAGGACCTGGGCGCGGGCCCGCCGCGCCGGGAGGTCCGGGGAGTCGCCGGTCTGGGAGACCGCGACGCAGCGGATGTGGCCGGCCTCGGCTTTGACGGCGGGGAATTCCAGCCACGACTGGGTGAGGGTCCCGGCGGTGGTGACCTCGGACAGGGCACCGTTGGCGTCCAGGGTGCCGTCGTGGCCGACGATGATGAAATCCGCTGCTTGCGCCGCTGCGGGTGACGGGCCGTCGGCGACGGGGACCCCGGCCAGGGGCGCGGCGGCTGCGCAGGCGGCCAGCAGCGCGGTGACCGCGTCGGAGAACCGGATGGTGCTGCTCACACGTACGCCTCGGCCAGGAACGGGATGCCGTTCAGTGAGCCGTTGAGGAGCTCGGCGGCCTGGTTGGGGATCGCGAACCCGAATCCGGGCAGGGTCACCATCTCCTCTCCCATCAGCGGCTGGGGTGCCGGGCCGCGCTGCGTGTTCCACAGGTTCTGCAGGATGATCCGCGCCGCCGTGCCGAACGTCGCCGGGACGCTTACGCCCCATCCGGCCACGTAGGTCACATTGACCTGCGGCAGCCAGGAGAAGAACGGCCCGTAGAACGGCAGCCCCAGCTTCCGCCTGATCAGCCCCGCGTTGACGTCGAGGTCCAGGCCCGCGCTGATGTCGATCGCGCCGCCGGACGCCGCGGTGATGGAGGTGACGGACACCAGGGGCCGCTGCCGGACGGGGATGACCGTCTGCCCGGCCTGCATCTCCGTCCGCTCGTTCGTGATCGTCGTGTTGACGAGGGGTCCGCCGGTGTACCGCTCGAGGCAGGACCTGATGGTGGCGACGTAGGCGGCGATCTCGCTGTCGCTGCTGGTTGTCGTCTGCGGGATGTTGAGCGCGTCCTTCGCGTCGGCCAGCGGCAGGACTGACGGCTCGAACGGGTCGAACACGTCGAACTCGCCGAAGGAGACGCCCGCGCCGGTGCCGGTCGCGGTCCAGGTGAACTGGTAGTGGCCGGTCGCGGCGAGGTCGGTGACCGGGATGTCCTGATGGTAGGCACCAGTGGAATCGTTGGCGGGCGCGGTGTAGGTGCCGGTGGTGAGCTGGGTGCCGTCGGCCTGCGCGAGCTTGACGAGCAGGGTCAGCGTGGTGGCGTTGACCAGGGTAGTGGTGCCGTCGGTGTTGAGCTGCCTGACGGTGGTGGACTGGCGTACCGGCTGGCCGAGCGGGAAGCGGGCCATCAGGCGGGTCCTCCCGTCGGTGTCGTTCCTGCTGTGATCGTGCTGGCCGGGGCTGTGCTGGCCGTCAGCGCGCTGCTTGCTGCCGCCGCGGTGAGGACGCTGGCGGGGTCGGTGGCTGCGGTCAGGGTGCCGACGGTGAACGGCGGCGGCGGCGGTGGCGGCTGACCCGGGAGCGTGACACGCGAACGCCGGTAGATCGGCGGCCAGCGGAAGATCCGGCCTTGCGGTACCGGCAGCGTAGGCGGCGGCACGTACGGCGGGGTGATCGCCGCGGGCTTGGCCGTCCGGCCGCGCACGAGCCACGCCCAGCGGGCCCGCCCGCGGACCGCGGCCGGGCCCGCTGGCGTTACGGCGGCAGCCACCTGCGGCACAGGTGGCTGCGCGGCCCGGCCGCGCACTGGCCGCGCACGCAAACGCGGCGGCCTCG